CAAAAGTACAATGTGGATTCGTACAAAACCACATTTCCACTTCAAGGTCTTCATCATACTGATATTCAAAGGTTAAAGTATGTTTTTCACCACATACCGGGCAAGAATCTTCATTCAAAATTATCCCACCCCTCATTAAGAGTCATTCTTGATTTGCCATTATCAAATATTGCGTGTAGCCATATTTCTTCTGATAGCTCCAAAGGTATGTGAGAACGCTTTCTATGCGATAACTTTGAAGTTCCTCGCATAGCACCCCTCGGGCTTGCTTCGTGGCAAGGAGAGCCGTTCTTGCACATTGGCTTAGGTTGCCATGATTCGGGAAAACGACCCCACAGGTCGGTTGGTTTCATTCTAAAATCACCATAGGCACAGTAAGTTACTGTCTCTCGAGGGAGGTCCGTCATCCAAGGCATTTTTCTTAATAATCCTCGAGGGTTTTCTATGATAAAATAATCAGGGTCTAATTCATTAATTAACATTAATGTATGAAGATGACGAATGCACATGTCTTTCGCTTTTTGAGTATTTGGCATAGGAATATCAAAGATATTATCTCGATTAAAATGACCATGACCAAAACCTGCTACAGAAAATACAGAACAATCAGGAGAGGCCCAAATAAAGAAGGGTTTTTCTCCCTTTTTTAATCCCATAACTTTCCTTAATTCTTCAACTGTAACATCAAGAATATCTTTGCAGATATCCGCTTCAAAAATTGGATTCATATCAACCGTTGTAATTTCTACATTCGAACCGCAAGTCCTAGCACCTTCTAGACCTGTGGAATCCCCAGACCATAATTCCAAGCATTTTTTTATCATTCCCAACATCCCCCGCAGTATTCTGACGCATACCCGCACGATTCACAATAAATATTGTATCTTGTAGTAAGTGAACCTATATAAGCACCGATAATTATGACTTCTTTCTGGCAACATTCGCATTGTATCTTGTATTCCATATTATTACCGAGTAAGGGGGGGGTATATAGTATTTATTACAGGCTGTTGTAATAATTTCATTAATTAATACATATACTGTCTATATATATATTATATTATGACTATCTATACTATACTACAACAAAACATACCTTTAAGGTTAATCGGTGGCTGGTTGGGGGTGTGTTGCCGAGCCCCTACGTGTTGGTAGTCATAATCTTGGGATTCGGCATCACCTTCAAACTTCTTTACGATTTAAGCTCCAAAATTGAGGAGGGCTTAGAAGATTTAGACCATAATCTTGCGATTGCTATCAAATCAGTTGTTGATAATATCCCCGGATTAGGTGAAAACGCTGAACCAATCAATCCGGTTCAACAAATGTTAGCCCAATTAATCGGTCAACACATGCAAAGTAAACAAGTTATAATCCCCCCTAAAGTAATTCAACAAGACGATAAAGGGCTTTTTATTAAAAACGATTAATAGGGAAGGTAGGGTCGGAGACATATGGCAAAAGGTAAAAAGTCTAAGAAACGTCGCTCACCAAGAACAATAAGTTTAATTTCCATGGGGGAAGCCTACGGCCAAATGTCAATTTTGACAAGAGGGGTCGCTGGGTCATCACCTGTAGAACTGATAACCGGAGCTACTGACCTCGGATATGCACGTCAAGCAGTCGGGCCTTCATCCACTCTAGGCTATGGGGGTAGTACTTCCATGCAAGCCATCGGCGGTGCTTCACTTTCATTAGGTGACATCATATCACAACCCGAGCAAGCCTTTGGAATCATGAGTTCCAATATAATGGCCAACTATATTCCAATGGCAGCACAGTCATTTTATCTTTCAACAGGCGTGAAAATCGGTAGAAGATTGTTAAGGCGTCCAATAAATACGGTTAATAGGACATTCTTCAAAGAATTAGGTATTGGAGTACGATTATAATGGCTACTAATACTGTAACTGCTGTATTGAACACAAGCGACGGCCGAAAAATCCCACTTTCCTCAGAAATTGCAGAATCTACAGAAGCAACCCTTCAAACTTCGGTGGCATTTACAGTCACCGCACAAGATATCGGAGATTATATGCCGGGAGCTACTATCGTTTCGGGTCTAGTAACTGCCCTTAATGGAATCTCATATTCTTACATTCTTCGTCAAGGGCTTATACTCGCAATCATACCCGTTTGCGTTAATGGTGTCGCATCTCAAACACCGGCTTTATGCCGTCCTGTAACTTTAATGCCGGGTGACGTTCTTCGTGTTCTAACCTTGACAGCAACAGAGAGAGACGCTTGCCTTCAAGTATATACTAATCGTGGTGTAGATAGACTCTTTGTCGGCAGTCCGGCTTCGGGAACAACAACCCAACTTCTAGATTTACAAACTGGGAATGCAATTGGAAATACTTTACAATCTCAAGTATGTGTTAAAGCCGTTTTCACTTCAATAGATGGCGCAAAGATTGAGTCTCCGGGTGGAGGCGCACAAGTCTTTGATAATCTTGGAAACATGGCCGGAGCTGTAACTTGTACCGACCCATCATCGCTTCAACCCCTAATGTCTCCTTGTAATATTCCGGTGGCTTTAAATTTCACCGCTTCTGTATTGACAAACGCTTAGGGATGATTAAAATGGCTAAGATGACAAAAGCGCAAGCAAGAAGAAGAACTATTGAAATTAGGCAAAAGGCTTTTCGAATGGTTGAAGCAGGTCATATGTCAATTAAAGATTTTTCAGCGATCGAAAAAATTTGTAAAATGACAGCAAAAAAACTTGGCTATTAGTGATTATATGCCGCTTCCAAACGCACAAAAACGCTCTCCTAGAGTTTACCCATTATCACAAAACAAGACCTTAGAAGACTTCGCACTTGGAGATAATCCGACTGTTATGGATATAGGCGGCCCTATTTCGGTTGAGAATCTAAATGAAGATGAAATTCGCCGTTTAATCTTGTTAAAAATGGCAGTAACTTGCTGTAAGGGAGACTTCTTAGGGTGGTTATCGTGAATAATCCTGTAATTTATATTTTAAATCCCGAAGATTCTAACGATTGTCGTACTGAATGGGTAGAGGAAGAGGAATAATATGCCACTTCCCGACGCAAATAAAGACAAAAGGCTCTATGCTTTACTCAAAAATCAAGATTTAGAGAACCTTTCTTACTCTGATTTTCAAAAAGTAGCCCAATCCGTGTTCGTTGAGGGTGTAAATGAAGACGACCTCAGAAGAATTTGCCTCATCCAGATGGGAAGAATGGCCGTAGCCGGTGAATGGAATGGATGGTTAAACGCAGGTGGCGGCGGCGGTGGAGCTGAATATGGTGTAGGTGCTGTTATGGCTTCTACTACGGATTTATTCATTGCTGGTGATGCCCCACCATTTGGCGGAGTAGGAATTACGACCCAAACCCTTTCTACCAATCAACCAAATTGTTACCCATTCATATGCGCTAAAACCGGTTCAGTATCTACTCTCTCAGTCAGGGTAGGTGTCGGAGGCGCTAATAACCTCGCTGTTGGAATATACGCCGATTCAGGGTCGGGTTATCCGACTACTCAAATCGGTGGCACAACTACACTCTCGACCAACGTCGGCACTAACAGCATAGTCACCGCTTCACCGGCTTCGACCATTAATTTGGTTCAAGGGACCAAATATTGGATGTGTTACGTTTTAACTACATCATTTTCAAGTGTTAATCCTAGTATTTATCTTCATTCTCAGGGATCAATTATGGGTTGGAATTCTGCAATGAATCAAGACTCAAAGTTAACAATTTCTGACCCGGGTTCAACGAATTCTTTGCCGGGAACTATGCCAACATCGGGATATACTTCTGGTTTTAATAAAAAAGTAAGATTAGGGATTGAATATGCCTAAGCCTAAACCAACCCAGATAATCCGTCATGAAATAGTTCTTGGAAGAGCTGAAAAAGAAATAGTAAAAGACGGGCTTTTAGCATATCAAATAAACAAGATTTCAACTCCATTGGTGGCATTGCTCTCCGATGTTTCAGCAATGGGGTTGATACTTGGTGGAATTGCTACTTACTACGGTTTCAAATTTGACGTAATCCCCGGAGCTTATGACACCGGATTAGAAATGTTCAATGATTTTCAAATTCAATTAGCAGCAGCAAGAGAAGATTTAGCAGCAGTTAAGGACGACCCTTTTGGTGCATTATGGGACTTGATTATTCCTAATACTAATTTCAACCCGGGAGGGAGAATCAATCCTGTTACGGGTGAGCCGGTTCCTTATCCATACGGGCCAACCCCTCCACCAGAATACACGCCCGGAACACCTAGACCGTATTGAGTCATATCCAAGACCACACGGCCTTCAAAAATCTTCTAACGTATTTTCTTTCCCTTGAGACCGGGGGTAAAGGCTCAATTCTTCCATCAGTAAATATTGTCCCAAATTCTTCGCTTTCTGTAATCACTAATGTTTTTGAGCGACTTATAGAATTGAATTTTTTTTCGGTTATGTCTTGTAGCTCTTGATTAGTTAAAACCCCAAGATTCCACTCTCTAATATTTACCATATCAGGCCGCCCGTGTGGGAAACAAATGTTGCATCTAGGTGATGCGCTAGGGTTACATATTCCCTTTTCTCTATACACGCTTAAAGTAACATGAGAATTTTGAAATTCTTCGTCTTGGAGCTTTAGTTGTTCTCGAACCCATTTGGAAAAGTTTGGTTTCTTTGCTGCTATTTCATCGCTTGATATATCAAGAGAGACTGTACGAATTATTCGACTCAAAAAACCACCTTGTTAAAATGATGATTAACGCCTTTTGGCGTGACCCAACACTGCTTATTATTCATGTGTTGAACGTCATCGAAATGATCGAAGTCCATGATTAACGAACAATATTTACAACCTAATTTCATGACAAATCCTCCCAAGAAATAAACCTTTCACCGACTATTTTTTCAAAAGTACAATGTGGATTCGTACAAAACCACATTTCCACTTCAAGGTCTTCATCATACTGATATTCAAAGGTTAAAGTATGTTTTTCACCACATACCGGGCAAGAATCTTCATTCAAAATTATCCCACCCCTCATTAAGAGTC